TGCTTCTGTGGGCGCATTATTGAGGTTTCCTATGAAATATTTTTGGTTTAAAGCTATAGTTATAAGTGTGGCATTAGCCGTTGGCTTTGGTTCGTATTTCTTAACCAAAAAGCCAGACGGACACATCGAACAAGCTGCGGAAGCTGTACTCAGTGCGCATGGTGTCGATATAGATTTCTCACCAGAGAATTAACTGGGGGTTATACCAGAGAATTAACTGGGGGTTATATGAAAAAAACAAGGCGGATTTGCTACAATTGTAATTGCTTCTTTTGGCGTTAGATAAAAAACGATGACATATGTTAGATTGGATCTAGAGGAATGGATAGCGCAGCAAGAAGGTTTGCGTCTATTTCCTTACAAATGCCCGGCCGATAAGTTGACAATTGGCTACGGAAGAAACCTAGAGCAGCGTGGGATTAGTGCTGATGAGGCCCGCATGATGCTAAAAAACGATATTTCTTTGTGTCAACAAGAGCTATCGGCATTTTCTTGGTATTCAGAGCAGCCAGACCACATCCAAGACGCACTGATAAACATGTGCTTTAACCTTGGCTTGCCTTGTTTATTAAAATTTAAAAAAATGATTGCGGCCCTAGAGAAAAAAAACTATACGCAAGCTGCTATTGAGGCTTTAGATAGCCGATGGGCTTCGCAAGTGGGAAGTCGCGCCAAAGATATCGCATTAGTCATTAGTGTGGGCTATGGCGCTTAAGCTTGAGCAGATTGAGCAAATAAACCTGATTGCTTGGTTTAAGCATGAATACCCTGAGTTTGAAAAAGACATACATCATTTTGCTAATGAGCGCAAGTGTTCGGTAATTGAAGGGCGCATATTAAAAAGAATGGGTGTAATCCGCGGGGTTTCTGATATATTTATTGCGATACCGGCGAATGGTAAAGCGGGCTTGTGGGTTGAGCTTAAAGTTGGTGATGGTAAATTGTCATCTGATCAAAAGATATTTTTAGAAAGAAAAACAGAACGCGGGTACGATGCGGTGGTAGCGTGGGGTGCAAATGCGGCTAAAGAAATAATTAAAGCATATCTTGGAACACCTTAGATTTAATCTTAAAACCATCATCAGTAATTTTCAATTTTAGCATTGTTGGTGATTTAACAACCTGTAGCATTTCCTCCATTTTATCTTTAGAGCCTAAGTGCGGGTACCATTCTGATGGTTTGTCGCAATGCTTCCTAATAAAGTTACCGTAAAATACTTTTTTAGCTTTTTCTGATGTGGGCCTATATCTTTCGTACAGTGTAGTTTTGTCGGTTGTTGTGTACGCTGCGTGAATAGTGAACGCTGTGGATGAGCCTGTTATGCCGTAACTTACCATCTCCACATCTTGGTCAATGGTTAGCCGTGAGATGTTTAAGGATAATTTGGCATTTGGATCAATCAGCTCAGCCTCACATTTACGACAATTTCTGCTTGCTATATCATTCTTAATGCCGCAATCGGGGCAGTCTTTAAATTCAAAGTAATAGTCGCATCGACCATTATCCATATGACCAATGCAACGCCTAGCAAATTCGGTGTTTAATGTTTGGCACTGTGGGCATTCAATCACACGGTCTTTTTCTTTATCTACCGTCTGTCCCAATGCCTTAAGTAGCAATGGATTATCCCAATCACGATGACGCTCGATGTTTCCGGCAAAGTCAAGTACTAATGCGCTTGATTTATCGGTTGCAGGAGACAGTCGCAACGCACGCCCCATGGTTTGAACGATAAGAACAAGGCTTTCTGATGGGCGCAAATACGCAATAGTGTCATAAGCAGGTATATCAACACCTACCGATATGATGGATATGTTTACTAAATATTTAATTTTTCCAGAGCGCGCATCGTTAAGTATCCTGGTTCTTTCATTTTGAGAAGTATCACCTAAAATTAAAGCTGACTCTTCGAACGGCAAATAAGATAACATCTCATGCGCATGTTTTTTAGTTGTTGCAAACAGAAAGCATCCAAACCTTTTTTGTGTCTCCATAATATGGACCACTTGCTTGCAAATAAGCTTTGTTAACCTAGTATTTTCATCAACTACGTTTGCTAATTCTTTTTTGTCGAACTGTCCGTTTTTAATTTTAACGTTTGAAAAATCAATGACCAAGTCATCATCAACCTCAAAATCAGGGTTAACAAGATAGCCCTCTTTAATTAGCTGTTCCGTTGTAATGTTTCCAACTTGGGTTTTAAACAAGCAACTATCACCAACTATGGCACTTCCTTTAAACCTAAAGTCGGTTCCTGTGGCTCCGAGTAGCCGCATGGGTTGATATTGGTGCTTGTAATAGCGTAAGATACGCATAAAACTGCAACGGTGGTTATTATGATTAATAGCGTGAGCTTCATCCACAACGATAATATTGAATTTAATTTCCGCGATAGGTTCATTTTTTTTAATCCCATTTAGTATTGATAGTGGAGTTCCAAACACCACGGGGGCGTCTGAATTTTTGCAATGCAAGGCGGCACAGTAGATGGATGAATGGCCTCCCTGTTCGTTAAACGTGTCACAATTGTTTCGTACAAGCTCGGCATTGTTTACAAGGCATAAGGCTCGTTTGTCAGCTTTTTGCATGGTGTAAAGAATTTCAGCCAGCATCAGGCTTTTACCAGCTCCAACACTTGCCATTAATAGTATTGGCTCATCGTTTTCTTTAAGTGCTTGCCAGCATTCATTTACAGCATCGGCTTGATAGTTTCTTAAAATTTTAGTCATTACGTATGACACACCGAGCTAAACCTACACATTCTACAAACATAATACAATGGAGAGCCGTTGATTTTCGGGGGCTCAATATCAGAGTCATGGATAAACAGCGCGCGATCCTTAAGCTGAGAATAATAGTCTTCTTCAAACTCAATCATCTCATCATCAACAACGCCCGTGTTTTTGTTAAGCACCAGCGCAAACGCCTTATTTAGACCAGACATGCCCATATATGCCTGTACCTGCGCATAATATTGTTCATTCCACTTTTTGTAACCATGCTTTATAAATTGCGTAAACTGTTCGTTTTTAGCCGTCTTTATTTCAAGTATATATTTACCATCTATGATGCCGTCACAGTGACCCTGAAAATACGGCAAATTAGAGTCAGATAAAAATAAATAATCGTTGTCGTCATTCCCAACAGTTACATGAAGTCCTGCTGACTGTAATTCGCTTATCAACATGCCCTCTAATATTTTGCCCATATTCAATATGCGGTTCATAGTCTGGCTTTTATTATTCTCAGATTCTAATTGGTATTCGTACCACAGTTTGCGCAAGCACTTAGAGCCAATACTACTGGCGCCGATATAATTTCTTGCTGGATCAGGCTCTAAATTCCGATGTTCAGCTAAAAGTTTAACCAGACTTCCTGTTTTCATTCTTTGCCCTTAAAAAAGTGGCAGCCAATTCTCATTGACCGCCATATTCCTTAAAACGGAACATCATCCAAATCCAAGCTTGTTTCATTATTGATAGGGTTTCTGCTAAACGCACTCTCTAAGCCTGCGCGGCTGTGAGTTACTACAGTAGATTTCCCTGTTTTGCACTGAAATCCCCTGGCATCATGAACCTCTGATACCCAATTGTATTGCTTGCCTTTATCGTTTGGCTCTGTTTCTTGAACTCGGATCCCTGCTTCTTTGCCATTAAATTGGGCAAGCTCCTGATCGGTGGGAGGCTCATTGCTTTTAGGCTTAATGTTAAACATCTTATATAAAAGCATAAGCATGTTTAACATGCGGTGACGTGTTTCGGGCTTTGCGTCAAACACTTTAAGTTTGTGAAATACATGCTTGCCTGTAAAGTCACCATCAATGATTACCCAATCAATTTGCAAATAACTATTTGCATTGTATTCTTTGTTTTCAAAGCTATGAATCTTGGCTAATGCCATGGTGTTGTCTGGTATAATGTTTGAAAATGATTTAGCAAATGCGGCGTCAGGCGTACCTAATAACTCGCCAACTTCTGATGTCCAAAAACTCATGTGTTACTCCCCTTCGTTAAAATAATCTTCAACAGCCTGCTTGACAAACTGTAAATCATTGTCAATATATAGCTCATCAAATAAGCCCATCGGTGATTTACAAACATGTAAACCGTCATTTTGCGTTAAAAACGTATATTGATTGTCTTTAACCACTGTATGCAAAACCGTAGTTACCATGGCTTCAAGCGTTATTTTATCATCAAGAAGTTTGCCAACTGTTTTGGGCTTTGACACGCCATTATTATCGATTTCATTGTGCGACAAAACAAAACATGTTAAGCTTGGCCTAGATTTTGTAATAGCAACCATCACAAACCACATGTGTTGAGCAATTTCTGAAAACCGGTCAAACCCTTTTTCGCAAGC